CAGCACCATTTTTGAAAACTTATCAACTGCCCAGGAAAACCTGGCCAATATTCAAGGTGGCTTTAGTGTACAGGCCGCCCAGATTGGCGCTAATGCTTCCGTTGCTTCTGCTGGTCTACGCGCTGATGCAGATAAGGAAGTAGCCAGGGCTTATGCTGATGCACAGAAGTTCTCCTCTGAAAGAGGTTTAGAAGGTACTAAGTACGTTGCAGACCGTGAGTCCGAATGGCGCCAGGCAGTAGCCAACATCGAAGTTAAAGGCCGTCTTGATCTACAACCGATTATCAATGCTGGTATCCAGCGAGTTGCTGAGATCGAAGGTGCAACTCAACGTGATGTTGCTGATATCACGGGTCGTTTCAATGTTGCTGCAACTAAAACACGTAGTGACGCGGACGAAAGAATCAGTAAGGTACAGCTTGCTGGTAACTTGTATGGTCTAATTAATTCCGTATTTGGATAATATTGTTTAAAATATAGAGATAACCTATCTAGTTTAAAAACATGACTAGCAGCGTACCCGCCGGACAGAGCACTGCTGATGACTTTTTTGACATCAACAAGTTCCAGCAACTTCTGGATCGTCTTGAAGGCTCTAAAGGTCGTCAGCGTCGTCAAGAAGGTTTAGAGGGCCGTCGCAATATCTTTGCGCAGGGTCTTGCCAGCATGATGAGTAACTTCTGATTTAACATCCAATGACTAGTAGCGTACCCGCCGGACAAAGTACTGCCGACGATTTTTTTGACATCAACAAGTTCCAGCAGCTTCTGGATCGTCTTGAGGGTTCTAAAGGTCGTCAGCGTCGTCAAGAAGGACTTGAGAGCCGCCGTGACATTTTTGCTCAAGGCCTCTCCAGTATGATGAGCAACTTCTGATTTACTTATTGGAGACTAATAAGCCATGACAAGCAGCGTACCTGCAGGTCAATCTGATATTGATGATTATTTTGACCTAGACAAATACAAGCAAGCTGCTGAAGTGGCTTACAGTTTCTCCAAGAAGAAAATTGAAGATGCCGGTACACAAGAGCGAGAAACAATCGGAAAAGGAGCAACAGAGCAGCGGTCTTCTGCCAAGCAAGCTCAGGACTTCAGAGAAAGCGATGAAGCCCGAGACTACAATCAAGCCCAACGAGCGTATCGATATTGAGTTATTTGACCAGTGGGTCGATAACTTAACTTCAGCTGAACAAGAAGCATTTAATACCTTTGCTGAAGAAACTTATTCAGTAATTGAATGCTTTTTGTATGCGCGTTTCCTTGGTTACAGGGGAAGTATTATTCCCTGTGAGCTCTGGGTCAAAAAGCTTTATCCAAAACCAGATCATCGTAAAACACTTCTTTATGAAGTGGAAGAGATGCAAGAGGATATTCGCAAGCTACGCGAAGATGTAGACAACGGCATTGTCAAACGTGATGCTGGTGTCGCGCGTATTGCTTCTATGCAAAAAGAACTTCGCGGTACAATCGCTCAAATCGAACAAGCAACATCTGGACGCGATAGAAAAGGTTTGTTGATGGCAGGAGCAGACCGAGCCATCCGAGAATTGATGTCAATTTTTAAAGACGATCCTATTGAAATTCCCCTCGAAGAAGCTTCAATGAGTGTTTGGGCTAAAATGCAATTTGAAGAAGGTTAATTTAGAGTAAGTAATGAATCTTGATCCACAAGCTATTCCTGCAGGCGACGAGCGTTTAGCTGGCAGCTTAATGAATGTCGTATTAAAACTGCAAAAGAATCGCAGGATGGGTATGGATGCTACTCCGGCTCCACAACAAGGTTCACCAGAAGAAGGCGCTGAAGTTCTAGGCGCAATTCGTAATCAAAAACAAGATGAGCAAAAACAAAATGCCACCGGAGCTCCTGGAGCACTTCCGCAAGAAGGAGGCCAAGAAGGAGGACGGCAGCGAAATGTCCGACAAGGAGAAGAGGAAGGCAGCGCTGGACAAGGCCCGCAAGTACCAGGAACAGAAGAAGGACAGCAACAATTCAGAAGAAAAATGATGTAGTATTCAATAACTAATTGAATACTTATTCTCGTGCCGTCTTATCAACACCTTGCTTACCGTCGTAACGCCAGGGCAGCGGCACAAAAGCAACAGTTACGCCCACCAAAGAATGCTGCGAGTATCCAAAAAGCTCGCGATGATTTTGGCTTCTTTTGTGAGTATGTAGCAGACAAGCCTCCAGCTGAGCACCACAAGCACTGGCATCGTCATTTTGTGACGGAAGAGGATAGTAGTTGTCTGATTAAAATTGCTGGCCCAAACGTAGATCTACTTGCTCCCCGTGGATCCGCAAAATCGACAGTACTTGGATTGTTGACTGCTTGGGCAATTGGCATCCATACACACGCTAAGAAGCCCCTGCAAATTCTTTACCTTTCTTATACGGTTGATATCGCCAGATCAAAATCTGCAACAATTAAAAGAATTATTGAAAGCAAAAGATATCAGGAAGTATTTCCAAAAGTACGTCTACTGAAAAACGTAACCAGTAATGAGTATTGGTCGATTGACCATAAGTTTGCTGGTATTGATACCACGGGTGAAGAACAATTTACTCTCTGCGCAGCGGGTCTAAAAGGTTCCGTGACATCAAAACGTTCTCATCTTGTGATGATCGATGACGCCATTAAATCAGCAGCGGACATTGCTAATCCAGATATTCGCAAACAAATGCAGGAAAACTGGAATGCTGTGATCGCACCAACAATGTTTGAAGGCGCCAGGGCGATTTGTCTTGGTACTCGCTTTAGACATGATGATATTCATTCCACAACTTTCAATGAGCAGAATAATTGGCAACAGATTGTTCTCTCAGCTATTCTTAATGATCCAAAGACAGGTGAAGAAAAATCCTATTGGCCAGAGATGTGGTCTTTGGATTACCTAAAGGAAAAGAAACGGCAAGCACCAATTGCCTTCTCTTTCCAGTACATGAATCAAGTCATCAGGCAAAACGAGCTTTCGCTCGCGCCTGAATTGATTGTTAAAGCAGAAATTTCTACAGAGTTCGATACGCTTGGAGTAGGTGTTGACCTCTCTGCTGGTACCAAAGAAAAGAATGATTACACCGTTATGGTCCTAGGTGGACGCATTGGTGATCAAATTCATATTATTGATTACCGTCGTATTCGCGTGATGGGCAACCTTGAGAAATTAGATCAACTCAAGGAACTTCTCAACGATTGGTCTATTCTTGGCAAAGATGAAAATGGTCTTTATTATCCGACCCATTCAACGTGTGATATCTGGAGTGAAGCTGTACAGTACCAGGCATCTTTGGAGGCCGACTTCAAGAGGGTTTGTTTGAACAACGAAGGACTATGGAATTTGATCTGGCATCCAGTCAAAGGTTTCCGTTCTGATAAACTTGCTCGCTTCCGTGGTTGTATGGGCCTATTTGAAGAACGTAAAGTCATTTTCAATCGTTATCGCAATTTCACTGCAATGTTTGAAGAGCTAACCAACTTTGGTATTAGCAGTCACGACGACTGCGTCGACTCGCTTGTCTGGTTGATTACTGGTTTGATGCGCAAGGGACAGCTTCATCTTGATTACTAGCTTTTAGAATTAGAAAAAAGCTTTTTATCTGGTGGGACCCGAATATATAGCAATTGGCTTAACGGCCATTATTTCAGCAGTTACAGGGGGCAGCTGGGCTGCCTCTAAAATTCTTAGCCGCTATAGCGATCAAGTGCAACAGGCATTCAGCTATACTGGAGCACAGAAAAGAAGGATTGATGTTTTGGAAGAAGATCTAAAGAGGTTACCGATGGACTATGTTCTTAAAGTAGATTTCTTAAGGGAAATTCAGGATATGCATAACAATTTTCGTGAAATTAACAATAAGCTTGATAAACTAATCGAAAAGATGCTTTCTAGTAAATGAGCTACATTCTTGAAGTTCAAGAAGACGAAAACGGAGATCCGTACATTACTCTTCCTCCGGAGGTAATTGAAGACCTTTGTTGGCAAGAAGGTGACATCTTGAATTGGGATGTACGCGGAACCGGAATTGTGCTTAGCAGAGTTAATGATTCTGCTGGATATGAAGTTATAGAAGAGTAGAATAATTTCAAAAGAAAAGTAAGTAAAATGTCTCAAGGTTTTTATGGCGGCTACATGGGCAACGCAGGCGCCATGGACGATCTTGTCTATCGTGGTCAACCTAATCAAATGATGCCAATGCCCTATTACGGCGGTGGCATGGGCATTGAGCAACTCGCAGGATTTTCTGGTCCTGCTCAGTTGTCAACTGATGTTATTAAAGCCAATATCCCAATGGGACAGATGGCTGGATCTCCCAGTTTTGACATCAATCGACGCCCTGGTGCAATGGGCGGCCGATCTGGTGAGCAGTTGAAGCGTATCTATGAAGGCGGCACGAAAGGAAATGAGCAATTAAACGAAGAGCTTCGCCGCCGTGGAATTATGCCAGGAGGTCCACGACTCCCTATGGCGATGGGTATGGGTGCCGGCATGGGCATGGGAGTGCCTGCAGGTTTCCAAAACAAAATTGTTTCCTGATTTTTTTCCAATGGAATTAGCAGGACGTTATTTCTCAGATCTTCTATCAGTTGAGCCTGTTGTCGATGAAGATTTTCCCCTGGAACCGTTTGTCACTCAGGGCGATATCACATCCAGGCGTCCCAATCGGACACCTTCTCCTGCAGTTTTTGTAAGCCCTGGTCCCAAAGGCCCAGGCTTTTAAATATCTTGTAAAAACTGCTAACATAAATAAAAGATCAAAGCAATAGATGTCTGACGCAAAGGCCCGTCTAAAGGAAATCATCAATGCCTATCTCGATAAAGATAGTGACATTGTTGTGGATACAGGTGTCGTTGCGTCTCATATTGCACAAATGAAATTATTCGGCATCCGTCAGGGTGTCGAGTTCTTTCCTTCCCAGGACAACTTTGGTGCACAACGCAAGGATTTTCTTGATCGTGTACTGAAGTACAACAAGATGGATACGCGCCTGGATTCTATCTGGGAGTATTTCCTTTGTGATGGTAAAGGGCTGTTTTATATCCGTCCCACGAAGCAAAGCTATCGTCTCTACTACTTCCGCGAACATGAGTACCGGAGTTACTACAACGTAGATGGTGAGCTTGATGAAGTTGTAATCATCTACAGCTATAAAGTAAGACGCGGGAATGGTTTTGGCGAGCAAATAAATATTTCAAATTTAAGTGGTATGAAAACTACGCATACCATGGGAGCCAAACGATATATTCGGCTTTCAATTAAAGGTACTGAAATCGAAGAGACTCACTCTGACAGTGAAATGTCTTTCGAGATGCCGACCTATGCATATGGTGCAAATACGAAGAATTTTAGAAACACTTTGGGCTTCATTCCTTGTGTAGAAATTGTAAATAATCCACAGGGCTTTTCCACAGAAGGCGTCGGCGAATTTGACGCCATGGCAAATCATATTTGTACGCATGATGATTTGATGCGTACGATTCGAAAAAATATTACTTTCTTTGGTAATCCAACTCTTCTTTCTTCTCGTCCAAAGACAGACCTGATGGAAGCAGGGGGTGACGTTGCAGTTCAGCGTCCTTCTATCGCTGCAAATTCAGGCTTTACCAGTGCGGCCCCCTTGAGTCGTTCCATGTTTAAGGCTGATCCTGTCAGTCGTGGGATGGATGGTCAATTACGTGTTCCACGCGTCATTGCAAACCTGGAACCAAACGACCGAGTTGGCTACATCGTCCCCGACGCAATCACTGGTGACCAGAATGCTTTTGCCCGG